CTAATAATCATCTCTGTATTCACGCTGTTCGGCAAGGTTATCAAAGCGTGAGAATTGACCGTTAAATGCTAAACGGACACGACCAATCGGACCGTTACGTTGTTTACCAATAATAATTTCAGCAACACCTTTATCTTCAGAATTATCGTTATACACTTCGTCACGATAAATAAACATGATCAAGTCAGCATCCTGTTCAATAGAGCCTGATTCACGCAAGTCCGAGTTTACTGGGCGTTTATCTGCACGTTGTTCCAACGTACGGTTAAGCTGGGAAAGCGCTACAACAGGGACTTCTAATTCTTTCGCTAATGCTTTTAACGAACGGGAAATCTCCGCGATTTCTAAGGTACGGTTATCTGAAAATGCAGGTGCACGCATTAATTGAAGGTAGTCCACCATAATCATGCTCAAGCCCCCATTTTCACGATACACACGACGCGCGCGAGAACGCAATTCTGTTGGAGTTAAACCTGATGAATCATCAATATAAAGATTATTTTTTTGCTTAAACATCCCAAATACGCTGGCAATTTTGCTCCATTCCGTTTCATCCAAATTTTGACCTGTACGAATTTTGGTTTGGTCCACGCGAGCTAGAGAGGCTATCATACGCATCATGATTTGTTCCGCAGGCATCTCTAAACTGAATACCAACACAGGCTTGTCACTTGCCATGGCGGCATTTTCACAAAGGTTCATTGCAAACGTAGTTTTACCCATAGAAGGACGTGCAGCGACAATGATGAGGTCTGAAGCCTGTAAACCTGCTGTTTTCTTATCTAAGTCAACAAAGCCCGTTGTGACCCCTGTCACACCGCTATGATTTTCAAGCTTACTTAAGGTATCAATTCGAGCAATGGTACTTTCCAACACGCTGATCACATTTTGTGGTCCTTCAGTTGAAGAACTGCGTTTTTCAGCAATAGCAAACACTTCTCTCTCGGCTTCATCCAACACCATTTTGATGTCTTTGCCTTTCGGAGAATAGCTGTTTTCTGCAATACGATTTCCCACAGCAATAAGCTCACGCAAAATCGCTTTTTCACGTACGATTTCAGCATAAGCCAAAATATTAATGGCATTTGGCGTGTTATTAGAAAGATCCGCTAAATAAGCAAAACCGCCTACGGAATCGCTAATACCTTTTGCTTTAAGGGCTTGATCAAGGGTGATTAAATCAATCGGTGTTTGATTACGCATTAATTCTTCCATGGTTTGGAAGATTGCTTTATGCGCAAAAGTATAAAAATCCTCAGCGATCACTCTTTCTGCAATACCATCCCAATGTTGATTACTCAACATGATGCCGCCAAGTACGGCTTGTTCGGCTTCAGTGGAATGAGGCGGGATGCTAACTTGTTCAGTTTTCTGATCAGGAGATTGGATTTGTCTTTGTGAGGCCATAAGGATTTCAATTTAAACTAAAAAACTGTGCTTATGATACCGCAAATACGAGGTGGTTTTAAGAAAAAAGTGCGGTCAATATTTTCAATATTTTAGATATAAAAAAACGGTGGAAAAATCCACCGCTCTTTTTTATTCATGAATGTTGATTATTCAACCGTTAAAGTACGACAAACGTTAGTTGTACCTTCTGACTCATCACCTTGTGTTAATAAAACAACATCACCAGAAACTAAATAACCTTTTTCTTTTAATAGGTTAATCGCAGCTTTTGCACCCGCAGAGCTACGAGATTCACCATCAAAATGAACTGGTGTCACACCGCGGTATAATGCACAACGGTTTAATGTTTCTTGAACACGAGAAAGTGCAAAGATTGGTAAACCTGAGCTGATACGTGACATTAATAATGGTGTACGACCAGAGTGGCTTAATGTAATGATTGCAGCGATACCGTTTAAGTGGTTTGCAGCGTACATTGCTGACATCGCTACAGATTCTTCAATATCTCTGAACTCACGATCTAAACGGTGATGAGAAACATTGATGCTAGGCATTTTTTCTGCACCTAAACATACGCGAGCCATTGTCGCTACAGTTTCAGCTGGATATTGACCTGCAGCAGTTTCTGCTGAAAGCATTACTGCATCGGTACCATCTAATACCGCATTTGCAACGTCCATTACTTCTGCACGAGTTGGCATTGGGTTGCTGATCATTGACTCCATCATTTGAGTTGCAGTGATTACCGCACGGTTTAATTGACGTGAACGACGAATTAATTTTTTCTGTACGCCAACTAATTCAGGGTCACCGATTTCAACACCTAAGTCACCACGAGCAACCATGATTACATCAGAAGCAAGGATGATATCGTCCATTGATGCATCATCAACTACGGTTTCAGCACGTTCAACTTTAGCAACGATTTTCGCATCTAAACCAGCTTGTTTTGCTAACTCACGTGCATAGTTTAAGTCTGCACTTGAACGTGGGAAAGATACCGCTAAGTAATCTACACCGATACGAGCTGCAGTGATGATATCTGCTTTATCTTTTTCAGTTAATGCATCTGCAGATAAGCCACCACCTAATTTATTGATCCCTTTATTGTTTGATAATGGACCACCAACAGTCACTTCAGTAAATACTTTTGCACCTTCAGTAGAAAGTACTTTTAATTGAACACGGCCGTCATCTAATAAAAGAATATCGCCAGGCACAACATCTTGTGGAAGTGTTTTATAGTCTAAACCAACGGCTTCTTGATTACCTTCACCTTTTGGTAATTCCGCATCAAGAATAAATTTATCACCAACATTTAAGAAAATTTTGCCGTCTTTAAAAGTAGAAACACGAATTTTAGGACCTTGTAAGTCACCTAAAATTGCCACGGTTTTACCTAATTTTTTCGCGATCGCACGAACACGCTCAGCACGCTCAATATGATCATCTGGTGTACCGTGAGAAAAGTTCATACGTACAACATTAGCGCCTGCTGCGATAATTTTTTCAAGATTGTTATCGCGGTCTGTTGCAGGCCCCATTGTACATACAATCTTCGTTCTTCTTAATTTTCTAGACATTATCTAAACTCCACAAATGGTTACAATTTACTTAAAGCTTTTTTAAATTTCGGCTCATCCGAGATAAAAAACGCTGCGCATTATACGCTTAAACCTGTACAAAATCAAAATAACTACTGAGACTTTTTAAATCAGATTTTGGTTATTTTTTTAGCAGCTAAATTTAACTTAAAACAAATCCTCTTGTTTTCATCCTTAAAACTGTTTATCATCTGCCACATCTTTTACGCGACTATAGCTCAGTTGGTTAGAGCACCACCTTGACATGGTGGGGGTCACTGGTTCGAGTCCAGCTAGTCGCACCATTTACCCTAAACACAGCCCCGCGAAACCACTCGCGGGGTTTTGTTTTTCCTAGTGTTTTCAAGGCTTTTCAGCCCTTTTACTTATCGCAACTAATCAGATTTAATTGTCTTTAACCGCGTTTTTTAGTAACAAGTTTAGTAACAAGGTGATAAACTTCGAAAAATCTTGTTACTAAAACTAAGGAAAAATGATGCCTCGTGTTACTAAACCGCTCACAAATACCGAAGTAGATAAAGCGAAAACAAAGGATAAAGAATACAATCTAAGTGATGGTAACGGTCTTTTTTTACGCATTAAGCCTACTGGTGCTAAGGCTTGGATTTTTAATTATTATCACCCAGTAACAAATAAGCGCACATCTTTTACTATTGGAACTTATCCAGCTATAACACTTGCGCAAGCTCGTCAAAAACGTGAAGAATATCGCGCCCTACTTGCTCAAAGCATCGATCCGCAAGAATACATAAAAGAACAAGAACTAATTAAAAACGGCCAGAACGAAAATACTTTCTATAAAGTCGCTTTACTTTGGAAAGAAAAAAGAAGTAAAGAAATTGAGCCTATGACAATGGAAAAGAATTGGGCAAGATTAGAAAATTATCTATTCCCTACTCTTGGAAATTATCCTATTGATGAGATCTCTTCCCCTTTACTGATTAAAACTGTTCGCCAATTAAATGAAAAAGGTTTCAATGATACGCTGCACCGTTTATTAAACCTCGCTAATCAGATTTTAAATTATGCGGTAACAATAGGATTGATTTCGTTTAATTCTTGCTTGAAAGCATCTGATGCTTACCATAAAGAGCCTCAAAAACATCACCCAGCAATCAAACCGGAAGAACTACCGAAACTATTACAAGACTTCAAAAATTCAAGTAGAGATCATCTAACAAAGGTTTTATTCCGATGGCAATTACTTTCAATGGTTCGTCCGGCTGAGGCGGTTTCTGTTGAATGGTCTGAAATTGATTTTGATAAAAAGTTATGGACTATCCCAGCCGAAAAAATGAAAAAAACAAGACAAGGGGCATTTCCGCACATTGTTCCGCTTTCATCTTTAATGATGGATATTCTGAAAGAATTGAAACCTATAACAGGTGATGACAAATTCGTATTTTCTCACTATCACAAACCTAACCAATCAGCTAGTAAAGAACTAATAGCTAACGCATTGAGAAAAATAGGTTACAAAGGGATTCAAGATGCTCACGGATTGAGATCGATAGCTAGAACGTTTTTAGAAGATCAGCAAGTTGATTTCCGTATTGCTGAAAGTTGTCTTGCTCATAGCATTGGGAATAAAACAAGTCAGGCATATAACCGTTACGATTATGTAGAACTCCGCCGCCCTGTGATGCAATTATGGAGTGATTTTGTGGAGCGATGCGAAAAAGAAAGCGTGTGAATTAGCGGCGTGTAAAAAATATTACAAAAATTGGTTCACCTGTTCACCTTGTCAATTTAACCTTTTATTTCATATAGTTATGGGTGAATAGGTGAACATTATTGTTCACCCTAATTGTTCACCTTTTAAGAGAAAAGCATAAAAAAAGGGGCTTTCGCCCCCTTTTCCTGGTTTATGAATTGAACTCATTTTGGAACTCTTCATAGTTTTTGAAGTGAACATTGGAGCGATATCCATATCTTCCCTTAATCTTAGAGAACTCAAATTTATTTTTATGTTGAGCAAATCCTTGCTTTAATGAATTTGAGAAATTTCTCAAAGTAAGGGTATTTGTAATGCCGCTCGCTACAGCAAAGGCTAAGTATGCCGGATAAAGATGCGTTCTTGACTTATTGCCTTGATTCGCATTTCCTATATACAAGCCGTCATTCTGTGGCGTAGTATAGAAATATCCGCAAAATTCGGTGATGTGGTCGGATTCGCTTTTTATTTCCAAAGCCTCATCACTTGTTTGTTGCTCTTTTAAAGCGGCCTTAGCGGTTTCAGGTTGTTCAAAGGTATGTATTAGTTTGTAAATAATACCCCCTACTTCCCTCTCAATCTTATCCATAAAATTAGGATCTCGCTCGTTTTCAGGTACTACTTTGTCAAAGTGAAAGATTACCCTTCTTCGCTCAATCCCACCGCTACGCTCTGTAAATCTAGTCGCCTCGTTATTAACGATTAAGACTACTGCCGAAATAACAGCTTTAAATTTAGTGCGGTGTTTTGGGTCAATATTCACAGGGTCGCCACCTGTAATACTTTTCAATCCACCACCATCACCACCATAACGCGATTGTTCAGGGCAAATTAGCAAAGTTTTACCTACAAAGCTTTCTCGCCCGCGCGGTTCATCTAAATCCACTAAGCGCCCGCTTTCTGTGTTCTGCGCACCAGCTAATAACGTGGCAATATTAGCAAAAACAGATTTACCACTTCCGCCATCGCCTGTTACTTCAAAGAATAATTGCCAGTCGTTGCGATTAGTTAAAACCGCGTATAAAGCCGCTAGAATAGCGTTCTTTTTGCTTTTTTTACCACCGCTTACGAACTCTAACCACTTATCAAAATAAGGCGTATTTTGCGCTGAATTTAGATATTCATGCGGAATATAAGACATTAGCCAATTTTCCCGATAATGGGGCAAGAACTCTAACGTAGTGCGGTTTAAAGTGCCGTTATTGAAAGCAATCAACTCTTGCGCCTGTGTTCCCATTTTTGGCGATTGGATTTTGATTGTATCAATAATGCTTTCGATTGAGCGCGCACTATAATTGAAGTCCTGTTCATCAAAGAAAGTTACTGCATTATCTAAGAACTCAAATTTATCTACTAGCTGCCAGCTTATGCCGTCATAGCGATATAATTCTCGGTCTTTTGGGTTTAATGCTAAATCCATATTTAGCCACTTCGTCAAAGCCCGTGCCTTCTTATTTACTCCGTCATTTTCTTTCAGTTTTTCGGGCGGTGCTAATTGGTCTGCTAAATCTGCCGCCTTTTTATCGGTTCGCAAGCGTTGAATGTAAGAGCTTAAATCCTCTTTTACTTGTGCGGCCGCATCAATGAGTTTCACTTCTCTAGCAGAAGTATTTTTTGCTAAATTCTGACAAATTTCGGTGATTTCTTCCTGTTTTAATTCGCCATATTGAGCAATCTTCACTAACTGCTGATCTTCTTTAGCTATACGCGTTGAAGAAATATTATCAAGTTGATTTTCACCTAGAATAACTGGTTTCTGATTACTTTCTAGACCATCCACCAACGAACACAATAAGAGCCACTCTTCACCTTTTCCATTATCCCATGCTTGCCATGCTTTAGAGCCAGCTAGCACAAATAAATCGGAATAAGGTTCATGCGGTTGCTCCGCAAGATGCGGAGCATTAATTAATCGAGCCATTGTTCACCCCTTTAAGTACTCCGTTTTCAATATCATTGATACGTTCAGCAACTACTTTTTGAAAGTATGTAAGAGTTTCAACTAAAGAGATCACTATGCTATTTTTTAGCAATCCATCAATGATTTCATCGTTAGTTAAAGTTGCGGCTATTTCTTCCGGATTAAATGAAGGTGGATTCGGTGCTAGTTGTAGTAAATGCTTATTAGCTGCTAACAGCTCATCGTGTAGATTTCGTAACATATACAGTTTTTCAGACGGATAACTTTCAAAAATTTCTGCTAACGTTACGATTGTTTCACCCAGATAAGGTAAAGGCAAATAAAGAGCCTCACCATCTTTCTTTTCACAGTTCATCTGACAAAGCATAATCGCTTTCAATTCGACCGCACTTAAATTTGAGTAGTCTAATTTTTCATTCATATTCATCTTACTTACTCCCCTTTTGTTGTTCAGCTCGTTCAGAGTTTAAAGCGCCTATTTGTTCCACCACCTCGCTAAACTTATAGAGCAGATATTTATTAGCTTGATTGAAATATTTCAATTTGGCCGTATCTTCTCGGGATAGATTACTGTCTTTGGCCAATGCGTTAAGCAAATTTCCACCACCAGCCAATTTATTCATTAAATCCACTATTTCATCACGAAACTTGATCTTGTGATGAAAATCCCCCGGATAAACTTCAAGACATCGTTTGTTACTATCCTGTATTAGTTGGAATTGACGTGAAATTTGGGAATATTTCAAAGCCAATGGATTAAAAAACAGCTTACCTTTTCTTTTTTCAGCTTTCTGTTCTCCATTACCAGTGGCACTTTTCGCCACCGGTGGCGCTTTTTGTAACTGGTGGCGATTTTCGCCACTGCTTACTAAATTTTTATCACTTGCCGCTTTCCATTGTTTTAGCTGTTCCATAGGGTTATTTGGTTTCATTTCTTACCACCTTTCTAATTGTTGCTGCTTTCTTGATTTGTTCGATTGATGCCGCCAATCCTTTGTAGTGTCCAGAGTGTAGATAATCTTCTGCAAAGGCTAAGAATTGTTTAATACGTTTACAGGCTTTCTCTAACTGCTCTGGTGTTGGTACGTATGGCTCTTTAAATGATTTGATTTTTTTAGATTTCATTATTTCGCCCCTTATCTCTACCATTGATATGTTCAGTCGCTTGAATAGCAGTTTCTCGTAAGGTATTAAGAAAATAAGCGTTAGCCTGAATTAATGCTCCAATATGTTTTACATTGTCATTGCTCATCGCTTGGCGATCAAAGGTTTGCTTACTCTCAGCAAAGAAACCTAAACGACTTATCATATTGCCCAATTCCATTAAGCCATATTCGATAGATTCACAAAGACATTCGCTTTCTGTGCGAATTTTCTCTAAGGTCTGCTCACTTACATCGTTACTATTAACAACATCTTGAAGAGCTATTTGAATAGCATCATAACTAAGCATGGTCCACCTCCGCGAAAGAGATTGAAGGGAAAGTATTTGCCGATAAAGTGCGGTCTGATTGAAGATTAATTCTTCCAGCAAGCACTAAGACGAACTCACGGGCAAGCTTAGCGCGTGCGTTGCGTTCGCTATCAGCGGTGATACGGATTTTTTGAAGGTGATTTGATAAATCAGTACGGCGAATAGCCGCGAAGATGAATTGATACATTTGCGTAGATTCCAATAACTTATTTTTAGAATCTACCGCTAGACTTTCCACGGTCGGGCGGTAGAACGTAACAGGGTGGAAAACTGTCGTTATTGGAAAACAGCCCGTCAAAGACGGCCCATTACGCTCTACCATTGAGAGAATGATCGGATTTATATGTAAAACAAAATCCGCATATTCTTTTGGTGTGCGAATGTTACGAACAAAAAAAGCACGGTTCTGTGGCGTGCTATCGTTCGCCAATAACTTAATATTCAGCTTTCCACGGCTGGCAATCACTTTTTCTGATTGCGTGTTCATGATGCCAAAATTAACTGTGGTTTGTAAAGCTATTTCAATCAAAAATAGCTTGAAAAATATTTCATATTGATTAAAATATTTATGATTTAAATTCATGGTGATTATTTCCATATTTTTAAATGACCTTAACGTATTGATAAAAATTACCTTTAGAAGGTTTAAACGCCGCATTGGATAGCCTTGCGGCGTTTTTCTTTCCTATTCAAACCGTGAATAGGCTCGCTTTTCTTCAACCGCTGAAAGTTCGCCCCCTTTAGCTTTGTAAATTGCAACCACTTCTTTTAATTGTTTAGCATTTGCAACTTCATAACGGTAATATTGACCTGCTCCATCCGAGGTCTTTTCTGTTGTACGCTTTAATTTTTCGCTTAAATATTCTCGCTCTAGCTCACTTATATAATTACGTGCGGAAGTCATCCCCATTGCGTAACCATCAATTCCGCTAATACTTGAATTTATTAAGCGATGAAGAACTTTTAAAAATTGAGTTGGTTTTCTTATTTCGCCCATATTCCACCACCTTAAGCCCGTGCGGCTTTTTGCTCTTCAATCCATTGATTTACTTCTTCTACATCCCATAGAACAAAGGTTTGAGAAAGCCGAATAGGTTGTGGAAATTTTTTTTCTTTAACCAAACAATTTAGTTTTGTGCGCTGGAAGCCAACAATGCGGCAAACGGTTTTACCAGGAATTAATTTTTGTGATTGGATTTGAGATTGTTCCATAAAAAATACCTCACGTTAGTTTAACCATGTGGAATAGCGTTCTATTCCGTTGAGTTGTTCGAACGGGAGGTATTAGAAAGGATTTTTTAGGGTGGCAAAATCTATATAGATCCAAAACGAATCTATATAGATCTCTTGAAGGGTTATTTGATTTTATTTGCTTTGCTGAATTTATCTCGTAAATTAGCTTCACTTAATCCAGTATAACCTTGATATTGTTCACTAATATAAACTATTAATTCTTCTTGGTTGCCAAAGCTATTTTCAGACAAACAAAGTTCTTTTAAGGCTTGTATAAGATTTAAGTAAGAAGTTTCAGATTTTCCAGAAATTTCTCTACTGCTTTCCCCTATCTTTTTTTGGAATTCTTCAATTTGTTTATTTTTATCACTAATTTGATTTTTAAGTTTCTGAATTTCTTCTTGCTGTTCATAACTTTCATCAATTACGGAAAATAATTTCAAAAATGAGATCATATCCTCGTGAATAATATAAATATCATCTAAATAAAGCTCTGTTCTGTTTTCGTAAATAGGCAAATGAAGATAAAGCCCAGAAAAGGTGTTTACATAAATATCAGGGAATTCCTCTATATAACCACGCTCTATTAGCTCTAGGGTATTGTATGGTTCGAATACTTCCTTAGAGAGAGGAAAATAACCATTAAAAACAAGATTTCTAAAACGGTCTAGTTCTCCGGTATAAAGCTTTATTTCATCATTTTTAGAAAAGTAGTCAGGGAGGTAGTAGGCATCATTTAATATAACATCAATACTAAAATAAATATTATTTAGTTTTATTCTGTAAATTTCAAAGTTTTCGTTGTGTTCTATTTCTGACTTTGTTTCCCTTTGGCTAAATTGTAAAAATATTTCTTCATTTCTAATATTTAGCGTTTTATTATGTGGAATTTCCCGTTTATTTACGCTATCTATCTTATTAATTCGCCCTTCAAGATGAATTGAAGCTTGTAAATCACCTGATTGAATATATTCTAATAAATCGTATTCTGAAATATTAATATTGTAGTTTAATGAGATATATTTTACCGCATCAGTGATTGAATATGCCTTTTTAGGCAAGAACTTTTGATTCGACATAAACGCCCCTTTCGCATTTGTCCTTATTGGTAGGAGCGCACCAACAAGATAAGGTTTCTTGCTTTCGGGGATCAGCCTAGATGCGCTTTATTTGGTTATTCATCTATTGTAATAGATTCAATTTCCCATCTATTGCCTTTATAATTTTTTTGCAGAAATTTTACAGCTTTCGTTCTAGCGTCTGTTTTATCTACCGCATTTATAGAGATGGTATCGCTATCTACTTCATTTCCCATACTATCTATTACAAAAAAACTAAGTATATACTCTTTATTTTCCACATCTGACCTTATTTTATACTCACGGAGATATTAGTTAGCATAGTTTCTTTATTGCGATTGTTACTACTAATTATTGTTCCGGGAATGAATGATTTACTTTCTTATTGTTTTTTTTTCAAAAGTTGTTGAATGATTGGGCGTTGTAACTCTTGTTTAGACCATTCAGCTAATTTTGTCGTTTGTTCTATACATTTTTGTTCTGCTCTTAATTTATAAAGTTGATAACAAAAATATGTAATAGCTAATATTGCACCGATCAATATAGGTAATTTTAAGATTGGCACCAAAAAGTAACCTAACAGGATTACAAAAAGGCATATTGCTAAAAAGAGTAAAAAATCTAAAACAGAAAACACAAAGGAATCAAATGCAGCCAAGACAGATTTAATCATACTAACCCCTTTTAATATTTTGATTATTTATTGTTCTATTTTATCAAAGTTTAAATGCGGTAAGCTACGTTTATTTCTTATTTTTACGCTTAGATTATAATAACTTCGCTACAAATTGTAGTACGTACCCTAAAGCCTTTTTTTAGGGAAAATTTTAAAAATTAGCAATTTGATAATATGTTCGTGCGATGTAGTCACGTGTAAAAAATCCCCACGTTGTGAAACGTAGGGATTTATTTTATCTTCTTTTCGCAATTCTTCTTTCTGCCTTCTTCATATCTTCAAGATTTTTATGCGCGATATGATAAATTGTTTCTAACACTTCCATATTAGGGCTATTCTGTCTGCTATCTATTTCACGTTTTGCAGCATTACACTTACACCTTAAAACATAAATAACCTCTTCTATTGGATAAGGTTCATTGTCATCATACAAGCTAATAAAAGTGAAAAGTGCGGTAGATTTCTTATAGTGTTTTACCGCTGTTAGTAGTAAGTTCTGTTTTGCCTCTTTACATCTAATCATATATCCAACCCATTAAATTCTTCTAGTGCCTGTTTGTGTTCTTCTGATAACTCAAAAATCAGATCGCCATATTCAAGTTGATAAGTTCCGAAAGACATCAGGAACGCTACGGCGGAGTCTATTTTGTTTGCTGCTTTCTTCTTATTTGGTTTTATGTTGGCATTCGCATCAGTTTCCATAACTACATTTGATAAGGCCCAAGCAAGTACTGGATCGCCATTGTGTTCTATCATTTGTCTGTTTATTAAAACTTCCGCACTTTTCGCCACTGGGCTAAATCGTTGGTATGTTTGCGGGAATGGCTCTACTTCAAGCCCAGCCGCTTGTAATTGTGTTCGTAAATGAGTTGCGTTCCATACATCAAAGCCTGTCATTTTGATATTGAAACGTTCAGCATCTTTCAGAATATCGTCTCTGATTTTGTCGTAGTCGATACAATCCCCTTCCGTTGCTATTAGCCAACCACTGCGCACCCAGTTTCGATACATTGCGCGGTTTTTATTTGCTACGTTGTTAAGCTGAAATTCTGGAATGTAGTGTCTTGTAAGCAAGCGCACTTTGTTTCCGTATGGGAATGTATAACAAAGGCTCGTTAAGTCGTTGGTACTTGATAAATCAAGCCCTAAATAGCAATCTTGATGAAGTAAATCGCTTTCCGTGTACTGCCGTTCGCATTGCGCCCAGTTTCCATCACCTAGCCACGGTGTAGAGCCTTGACACCATACATTAAAACGCTTGGTTAGCATTTCTACCCATTCGGAAGGAATACCCCTAGCCTTCTTGATTGTGTTCTCAAAATCAAGGTAAGGAATGGATTTACCTATATTCGGATTTGCTTTTATCCAGTTCTCTTGATTGTCGATTTCGTTTTCTTCGTCTAACTCAAAAATCAATACGAACAAGCTTTCATTCTGCTCATTTCCTTCAAGGATTTGAGCGCAATAATCATAATGCTGTTTACAGGCTGAAATAACGTTACTTCCCGCTGTTGTAATGGCAAAGAGTAAACCTTCAGGGCGTGCGCCTTGTCCTAGCTCTAATGCGCTATATACGCTGTTATCTGTGTGTAGGTGATATTCATCAACAATCGCTAAACTAGGGTTTGTTCCTTCAATGGTTGAAGATTTAGCGGCAAGCGGCCGCATAATGCTGTTATTCTTCGGATTTATTAGCTTGTGTTGCTGAATATTAAGGCGTTTTTTCAATGGGGCTGAAAGCAAGCACATTTGACGAGCATCATCAAATACTATTCTCGCCTGATCTCGGCTTACGGCTGCAGTATAAATATCTTGTTGCCCACCTTCTACCAATAAAAACCAATTAGCCAGTACTGCCGCTACTGTCGATTTAGCATTTTTTCGTGCCACTTGAACATAAGCAGAACGATATTTTCTCAATCCAGTATCTTTCCGTTTAAAGCCTAATAGGTTAGCAAATAGAAACACTTGCCAATCAGAAAGAATAATAGGTTCACCGCGCAAATGCCCTTTAACGTGTGGGCATAATTTAGAGAAAGCCAAAAACTTATTTACCACACCTTCATCAAAGAAATAAGCGGGGTTTGCTAAATCATTAAAATAGCGTGCTACAGCTTGTTTTATTTTTTTACAAGCTACTATTTCTCCAGATTGAACTTTTCCCGCATACTCATGCCAAATCACCATTTTCACCTACATTGTAAGCACTTGATCAAACATATCTGTAGTTTCAACTTCAACCGGATTTTTTCTGCGACTTACCGGGTCAAAGCCTAAAAGCGAGGACATTTTCACCATCACTTTTTCAGCATCTGCTTTCGCTGACAGTGCGGGGTTTCTTGATTGTGTACCTTGACTATTTACTATTGAAAAGCCGTTTTTATGAATATCCTCAACTGCAGCACGAAAAAGAGAATAATTCACGCAATATAATTCCAGGTGAATTAAGTCCGCATCTTCAATATCGCCACGTTCAAGAAGTTGCGGAATTCGTTCTTTCCATACCGTTTTAGCGATTGGATCTAAAAAACTCGGTGGATTATGCGTTTTTTTCTTGTTTTTTGTTGTCATTGTATTTCCTTATTTTCAAAAAAATTACCTTGCGTAAAAATTTGTATAGGGGGGCGGTTCCGAAGGGTTGCCACTTTCTTTTTGAAATGGCCCCCACCTGTTCAAATTGTCTTTTTGTAATCGTTTAATTTGTTAGCTCAGTTATGGTCATATCACCACAACTCAACTGTGGATATATCACCATCATTCAGTTGTTACCATATGACCACAACTCAACTGTGTACATATGTACATCCCTCAATTGTTTCGATATCGAAACGGTTCACTTCTTCGCACCAAATCCGCGTTGGTCTATCACTCGTGTTTTATAGCTGTGACAATCACGACATAAAGGCTGATGATTGCTTGCTACCCAAAACAATGGATCGGATTGTCCGTTCTCTACCGGCTTGATATGGTCTATCACTGTTGCCGGAGTATATTTGCCTTGCTCTAAGCACATCACACAAAGGGGATGATGCTTTAAGTATTGCTCGCGGTATTTGCTCCACTTGTGGTCGTAACCGCGTGCGCTACTGTTTGGGCGGTTGTCCTTGGGTTTATGCTCCTCGCATCTACCGGACTTTACTTTGTTTCTACATCCGGGATAGCTACAACGTCTTAATGGTTGGTATGGCATCGGTTACTAAATCCTTAGTAAGCGCACGGTTCTCTATACACTTCCCACAATGCGGAAATCGTCATTGGTGCCGGTTTAAGGTTTGCTAAGTCTGTGACGGCTTCGCGGTTCGTGTAGAGATAGGCGATATACATTAAACAACCAATCTTAATCGCCGGGGTAAAAGGTATGGTCTTTTCCGTTTCTTCTTCCCCAAAAGTTTTGCCAATATGTTTTTGGCATACTTCCAATGTGGCCACCTTATAGGCTTCCAGTAACTCATCATCTAAATCATGATCGAGATTTAAGTGCGCTTTGATTTCATCAATCGTTAAATTAATTTCCACCATTGCCGGTCAACTCCTTACAGATAAGCTGTAGTTCTTTGTGCGCTTCTTTACTATCAATAATGTTGATTATCTCTAGCGAACGGTTCCCATATTTCACGCGCATAGTGTTATCAACATTAGTTCCGTAACGTATGCGAATGCGCACAGTATTTTCATTTAATGGCACCGCACCGGAGAAGAACTCTCTACCTTGTAATGGTTCAACCGCCGCCCGAATATTGGCAACGGTTTTCCATTTACTCACAATACCGCCGTAGTCGTTCTGTTCGTTCACTTGCTTTTGTAGGCTAATCACCTTGTTATACTTTCCGGCCTTAATCATGATTGCCATCGCTTGCCCCCGGTTCTTGTTCATCACCGCGTTTTACTTCTACGGTTTGTTTCCATGCTTGGCTAAATTCTTCTCCACCCTCATAAGGCGGTAAACCTTCACGGCGGCGAACTTCATTCGGGCACATTACACCGGCTTTAATTGCCACATCGTAACTCTTGAAACGCTCGCTTTGACTTGTGCGCAATAAGTCGCTTGTATCAAATTCGATTAAGTAACGTTTCTTGCTGTTGCTACCTAAATCAATCATCAAGGCATCTTTTAGCTGCTGTTCAAAATTGGTTAGCCAAGGGCGCAAGGTTTGCGATAAAAAGGCTCGACTGGCTTCACTAAAGTTTGAATAACTGCTATTGGAATAGTCTTGAAGAAAAATCGGGCTAATGTTGTAGATTCGGGCAATATCGGAAATTGTGAACGTACGGCTTGCTAACCATTCCGCGTCTTGGTTTGTCATGCCTAACTGTTTATATTCCATTGAGCCTTCAAGGATGGGTGTTTTCCCTGCGTTCTTCGCGCCTTTGTAACGTTCAAGGGCTTTTACCGCTTTTTGTGCTTTGGCATCATCCAACCATTCGGCGGTAGTAATTAATCCACTCGCCATTAAACCGTTTTTCATCACTGCCGATCCGTGTTTCTGTTGAGCAATGCCTAATCCCACGGTTTCACGGCAAATCGTAATTGGCGAACGTCCCATAAAGCCATCAAGGGAAGAATGGCGTAAATGTAGGATTTCATCTTGAAGATAGTTTTTGGTATTGCCGTCTAAGTCGGTAATTTGATAGATATACTCACCGCCAACTTTGCGATAGATATTGACCGCACTTGGTTCATACGGGGTAAGGCTGATTGGTTCGCCTTTGCTGTTCCATTCAATCACCGCATAAGCGTTACCGTTTAATAGGCAATGACGCATCATGGTGTATTTGAATTGATACGGTGTTTGACTACGGTTTGGCATCTCGTTTAAGAGATAATCCACCGGGTGACGATAAACGCGCTCGCGGCCATCATCTTTAAGCTGATACAAATAACAAGGCATACTTGCCACCGCTTCAGAAATAACGGTAACGGCACTCATCACCGCAGGTAAACTTTCCGCCGTGTTCGGGCTGACAAATTCCCCTGCGCCGGTATTTGATACGCCAAGATAAGAAAGCAGTTCATTAATTGCCATCGGTGAGCTGCGTTGTTCTTTTCGTCTGAATGGGTTCCACATACTACGCCTCCGCCACATCAAGCCACTGTTTCAAAAGTGCGGTGGATTTTCCTTGCGTTTTTCCCTTCGCGGTTGCCATTGAGCGTTTGGCAATCTCAACGCTACTTTCAGGATAGGCAGGAATACTGGTAACGGTGATTTCAAATAATTCCGCTTTGGCTACTGTGCGTTGACAAGGCTCTACATCAAAATTCCATGTTTCTTCTTTAGCCCAAAAGCCGAAAGACATCCCGCTAATATCGCCGCGTTCAACACTTACCAACAAATCACGCCCTAATGTGGTATCAGGTGGCATTAATTCAAAACGTAAACCTATTGCGTCTTCTTCCAGTTTTAAGGTTCCCGCGCGGGTACGCCCTAATAGTTTGGTATGATCGTGTTCAAATAGTGCCCGTACATCGGCACCGCTACTTAAACTTTCACTAAACGCATTCGCACTGAATTGTTCTACAAAATCGCAATAAAGCACTTCAGAAGGGCTGTTCCACTTCACCACATAGCCAACCAGTTTTTTATTCTCGCTGTCTGCGGTGATTTCGGATGAACGGATTTCAAATTCTTTATTCATACTTTCCCTTTTAACAAAAAGGGGGCTTAATTGCCCCCGTTGGAATTTGACGATTAAGCCGTAACTTCAATGAACTTGATTGCGTTACTATCTACCACGCCACCACCAAGATATTTATCGGTATGGACTTTATAGAAGCCCGGTTCGGTAATGTTATCAGGGCGGGTTCTTACGCCGGTTTCATGATCTACAATGAAGTAACCGCGTTTGAAGTCACCAAAAGCAACTACCGGTTTATTTGCGCCGCTTGCCGGCATGGTTTCAAGGAAGTAAACCGGACGACCTAAAAGGGTTGAAGGCGCATCTACGGTTAAACCATCACGCCAAATAAAATCGCCGTTTTTGTTTTTGAGTTTTTGCAATGCCGCCGCAATTGTGGAAGACATCACCCAAACGGCATTTTTACGGTATTTGCTGTGTAAGGTGTAGAACAAATCAATTAGCGTATCCGCGGTGATTTTATCGGTACCGGCAACTTCTAATTTTTGTAACTTACCAAAGGCGCGTACTTTGTCCGCTTCGGTAGAACGTTCATAGGACAAGAAGCCTTTTGATTTCTTCGTGCCGTCACCGCCGGTTAAGTCGGTTTCTTCAGTTTCGGTGAAGCTTTCGGAAATTTCATCGGTCAACCAACCTAAAACATCAATACTGGAGAAGTCCAAAATTTCTTGAGTAGTTTTCGGATAGGCATAGATAGGATTTAAAGCAATGGCAACTTCATGGAGTTTCGGTGTGGTGGTGCCATTGCGGGCTTGACCTTCCTCACCATGGGCCACTACTGCACCACCGGCGGAAACAAGTTTTTTGTATTCTTTCGCACCAACCGGCAAGCGGACCACGTTACAAATTTGACGCATCACGCTATCATCGGTTAAGCGTTTCATTACGTCTTTATCCAATTGTGGAATCACGGTATAACCGCCATCTTCTTGACCGGTGGTGGAAAGATTTCGTAATTCACCCGTTTTAATGTAGTGGCGTAGTTCGTCATTGCTGAAGGTTTTACCGCGTGTTTCTACCGGCTTGCCTTTGTCGGCAATGTTACGTTCTTCATCGGCCACCGTTTCATAACGGGCGATTTCATCGCTCAATTGTTTGACCAAATCTTTCAACTTTTCAAAATCAACGTTTTCGGTTTCGGTCAATGAGCGGTTTTCTTGTTCCGCTTTGTCTAACATAGCGCGCATTGCTGCGACTTTTTCCGCTTTTTGTTGGCGTAGTTCTAACAGTTTTTTAAACAT